TGCGAAACAGCAGCCCAACGTGAGCATCGCGCACAGCAGCGGCACCCTCACCGCATGACCCAGTAGATGGTCGCCACGACCACGGCTGACAACGCACTGATGGCAATGGCATTGATCCGACCACTGCGGTCAGCCAGCACCGCAATTTCCCGTTCACTGGTGCGGGTGCGCCCATTCAAGGTATCCAGTCGTGTGTGAATGCCCTTTAGGGCTTCCATCACGGCGGCGTGGCGCTCGTCCAATACTTGGTCGTCCATGGCACTACTGTTTCGAAGCCGGAATGGGGCCGCCAACCGGGAACTGGCTACAGGCCGCCGGGTTGCCCTGCCCCGCATCCGTAATAAACCCCTGCCCCACGGCCACCGGCCCCCCGTTCAGCGTCTCGCCCAATGGGCAGCGACAGTCCGCCAGCTTGACGCCGTTCACCGACTTCGCGGGTGAACAGGCAAAGCTGAAGCAGTTCACGACGGGGGCGGCGATACCTGGTGCGCCTGCACAGACCTGCCCTGTCACCTGCGTCTTCGACAGCGGCGAGGTTGCCCACCCGTTCATCGCCTGCGGGATGTGCTGCCGGAAGCTGTACAGGCTCCACACGCCGTTCTTCGATGGAGCCGCGCACGACCCACGCATGTTGCCGGAGTTCACGTCGGCAATGGCCTTGCCCTTGAGGATGGGGCAGGTGCAGGACATCTCGGGATACGACGCCAACCCGCCACCCGCGACCCGCACTTGGATCATCTTAGGGTTGCCCTTGCTGTCGAGGACGGGCGTACAAGTGGAAGCCGCACACAGGGCAAACTCACCCGAGCAAGTCGTCACGCCTGGTGGTGGCGCGGGTGGTGACTGAAGGGTCAGGGCGACGAGCAGCAGGAAGGCGATCATGCGTTGGCTAACTCCATCAAGTCCGCCTGAATTTCTGCTGCACGGGCGGCGGTGACAATGCCCTTCGCAACCAGTCCACTCATCAATGCCGCAAACTGTGGGTCAGCCAGATCGATCTGCTGAGCCAACTGGAACTGCGCCATGCCCCAGACCACATCCGCATCCGTGCTGGTGGTGGCGATCTGCCACTCCGCAGCGGTCAGCACACTCACTACCTGCGCTGGCGTGACGATGGTTCGCACGACCACTGGCGCAGGGCCGAAGGTGTCGGTGGCTGCATCGTAGGTGTCACCAGTCTTCCCGTCAGATCGATCCGTCGCGTCAATAAATGTCCACGAGTCATCAGGTGGGACAGGCATCGCGCCTGAGCCGCTCCACTCACTTGATACGCGCCCATCCTTAATTTGTAATTGTCTGTTCATTAGTAAAACTCCACGACTTGCCAACCAAAGACTTGAGAACCAGCAATACCAGCCGAGACGGTCAATACTGTTGAGCTACTAAAATAGCAATATGCATTCAACCGCTGGGTGGTGGCACTAACGTCAGAGTCACTGATACCCAAAAACTGAAACCAGCTTTTGGGAATATTGACTTGGGTAATGGCTTGCGCTATTGACGCAGAAGACATCGTTGTTGTGCCGCGCTGCACATTGCGAATTACCCCCGGCTGAAACTCAACCACGGTGAACGACGTGTAGCTGTCAGCCGCTGACACGCCGGAGCGTGTAGCCGTCACAGTGGTCGCGTTGGTTAACGTAACTCTGATGCCATCCAAGTCATTTCTGTTGTAAATACTGGGATATACGCCGCCCCAAAAGATGACTGAACGGGTCGGATCTACCGTTGAGATCGTGGCGGTATTTGAGTTGGCTGACCCGGATGCCGGGATAGCTAGCGTGTTCCATTGTGAGCTAGTGACCAGCGACGACGCCCCCCACAGGGACACCATCCCGCCCATGCCTTGCGGCCCGAGAAGATTACGTTGGCGTCTCATGGCTTACGCGATACGGTTAACGTAGCCATTGACGAGGAGAACATTCGCGGTTCCCGCAAACGCCTTGACCACCAACGAACCAGTCAGCACGAGTCCCGGCACGACCATGAGGTAGCCGCTTTCACCCGGCACGGTGACTTCGATATTACCGTCGGGCGCGGTCGCTTCACCCCACTCGACCGTGATCTTGACGGCGGTGGTGGAACTGTTGACCGCCCACAGCCAAATTTCATCCAGTGCCGTCGCATGAGCGGTGTGGATCGTGGTGCCAGCCGTCGCGGTCGCGGCGACCTTGATCTGCTTGCCGCTGGTCGAGCCGCTGAGAACAACTTTGGTAAATGTCGTAGCCATAATGTGACTCTAACTGAACACTTGCGTGGCGAGGATATTGTTTTGGTCATCGACCGCCACGCCGCCGACCGCCCATGTCGGCAGTGCGCCTGTACCGGAGCTAGTCAGCACAAACCCGCTGGTGCCGGGGACAATGCTTTGCATGGCCCCCGTGGCCGTGGTGCCGCCGACTAACACGCCATACGCCTGTTGCGTGGCCACCCCGGTGCCGCCATTGGGGACGGTCAGGGCGGTGTTCAGCCCACCGGTCAGGGTGGTGACACCCGTCACGCCGAGCGTCGAGGACAGGGTCGCGGCTCCCGTCACGCCCAACGTGGCCACCGTGGCCGCACCGACCACGCCCAACGTGCCGCCGATAGTGGCATTGCGCGACTGAAAGAAGTCCCGAGGCCGGTTGGCTCCCGACTTGCCAATGTCGTAGGTGGCATCAACAAACAGGACATCCTGGTTGATCGGGTTGGGCAGCACAGACACCGCCGTGGTCGCGGCCAGCAGCAACGTGCTGGTGGTCAGCGCCACACCAATTTGGCGGGGCAAGGCAGGGGCGGTTGCGGTAATAGCCCCAGCGGTCGCGGAGGCGTAATACGTGCTGCCCACGACCACCGCTGAGGCCGTGGTGGCCGTGCCTGCCAGTCGGATGGTGCCAGCGGTGTTAATGGCAATAGCACTCACCGCGATCCCCACGCTCTGGGGCAGGGTGCTGGTGGCAGCGGCATCCGCATCCGTGAGATACCACAGCCCGGCGGTCAGGGGGGTGGCTTCCGCCCCCGACGACAGATACACCACCTGGCCTGCCGTGACCGCTTGGCCCACGGTGCCTTCGATATCGAGGTTCACTGCCGCGCCGGGAACGGACAGGATATTGTCCTGTTCCTCGATAGTGGCTCCCGCCGCCGTCTTGTAGAGGAACTTGAAGTTGCCGCCAGCCGGGAGGTAGGCCACGAACCGACCCGCACTATCCGCGACAATGGGGTTGGCATTGGGGGTCGCCAGAGACGCATCTGCATACGTGGTCGCGGCAGTCGTGGTGCCACCCACATAGGTGTAGATCAACGCGCCAGAGACGGCCACGCCATCCGCATCAAGGACGGTCTGGAACGGAGTCGGAGTGAGGGTGCCTGCCATTTATTTGTCTCCTACGCCGCGTTCATCTAGGTTGGCCGACCCCATGGATCGGACGGCTTCCGCCTGTTTTATTAATTGACGCGCCTTAAAACTCAAACTTGTCACTCGTCCGACATCGCCACTCTTGATTGCTTTAGATAAGTCGCGCATTAGTTGCGCCGTCTGAAGCTTCGTGGTGAATCCAGAGTTAAGCGCCGAATCAACAAGTGGGCCGAACGCATAGCCAACGGCAGCACCCTGTAAGCCTGCCGCATTTCCGCCCATTATCGTGCCAGTGAGACGAGCCATGATCTGCCTACCAACCTTTGGCCGCGCCCGTTCAATTTCTTCGGTGGCCTTCAAGATGTCACTGGCATTCTTATAGAGCGAGTAATTAAGGTTTGCTGCAGCATTCTCAGGATCAAGCTTGGCAAGGTATTCACGCATTGCTCCCGCGACATCAGCCGCGCCAGAAGCCTTACCAGAAACCTTTAAGTAATCAGCAGTAACAGATGGGTTATAAATTGTTTGCGCCATCTTGTCGTAGGCTTCTCGCAGCGTTTTAATTGAGTCATACGAGGCTACAGGCCCAAGTTGCTTGACTTCGCCAATGGCTTGCTGGATTTGCCCGGCTCTTGGCATATTCGGCCTAGGAATCACATCTTTACCAAGAGGAGATCCGACCTTAAATCTCTGGACCGGAGGAGCTGGAACAGGATCAGAGAACGAAGGTGTTGTAAGACTCTGGGTCCGATAATTAGGCCGCTCAGGCGTGGCTGCTGAACCGGTAGTGACATCCTCAAGAGCCGGAATAATGCCTTCTGCTTCAACAGCTTTTGCTTTTAATCGATTCAATCGTTCTTGAAGCGCGTCAATAACAGGCTGGGTAACATACGTAGAAGGTGTCCGTGCATCAGCAATTTCGTCCAAAGCAGAACTTGCGTCCGCTAATCTCTCAGATACACTTGCCTGCAATCCGGCCCGTGACAATCCCTTGGCTTCAATTTGTGGCGCAATCTTTATGGCCTTGGCCCCCATGCGCCGCCCCATAACCGTTGAGGATTTTGGCGACATCACATCGGCCACACGCGCATTTGCCCCACGGTCAAGAGCCTCAGCTACGCGCAAAGGCACCCCAGCCCGTACACCCTTTGCTAATCCTTCCGCTACACCAAATGGCACTAGCATTCCAGCAGCTTTTCCTAAGCCTCCCGCAACATCACCAGACGCAATTTGGGTTCCTGCTTCCACCGCAAGTGGACCAATGACGGGAATTGCCCCCGCAAGATGGCCTGCCGCTTCGACTAGCCGCCCCTGGTCGTAGTTCTGTTTTGCCTGCGCCAGTTGATCGCCAGATTGAGACAGAATTGCCGCGCCAGTATCAATGGGATGACGAACCGTTTGATAGAGTCCGGTTGCCATTGCCACTGGATTGATCATCTCGCCCAAATTTGACGCAAACCGCAACGCCGCAGAATCGGATGGTTCTTTTTTTGTTGGCGAGGAAATTGATAGCCGTGGCGGGGCTTGCGCTTTCAGATCCCAAAGATCAGCCCTAACATCCTTTGGCAGATTCAACGTCAACATTTTTTCTTGAAGATCGTCTTCATTTGCCGCACCGGAAAAAGCTTCTGAAGCCGAGCGGCGTTGCGCCGGAGTCAACGGGGACTTCAGCAAGAGACGTACGACGGGATCAATAGGCTCAGGCATTAGCCGCGGTTCGGATTAAGTTTTGTGGTTGATGGTGGAGGAGTCATTGCTTCCCTTTTGCCAAACACGCTTACAGGATTAATACCGTATTCTTCAACAATACTATTAATGCTTTCAACGGTCTGAGTTGTTGAATCTCGCTGGTTCTTAGCAAACTGACGAGCCAGTGCGACAAACTTTTCCAACTCTGCAACTGGAACGCCTGCGCCACCTTTAGTATATTTGTCGTACATGCCCTGGATTGAAGCCAACAACGACAACCCAGAAGCCGAACGCGCATATTCAGACTCACGTACAACAGACAGTGGGTCTAGTATCTTCTGGAATGTTACAAGAACGCCTTGAGAACCTGCTGAGTCCGAATCTCCATGAACAGCTTGTAATGAGGATTCCATGTTTGCCAGTTGCGTCTCTACAACCTTAGCAGCGTTTGTCTCCCTGCCAAATTGCGTCCGAAGACCCATCGTTGCGTTTAATAACGCTGTTGGAGACACTTCGGAGCCAGCCGCTTTAGCAGAAGGGACAGGGTCTCCAAAATACTTTATGGTTCCGTCAGAAAGACGCTGCACCAGTTCTGGTTTTCCGGTCTTAGGGTTGATTCTCGCAACAGGAGCGCCAACCAATGTGACTGGCGCATCGGGTCTTGGGCTTTGACCAAGCACTTCTTGCGTATCCAAATCAATAATTGATGCACCAGCAGCAGCAGTACCAATGTTTCTTTCCTGACCGCTGATGTTTCGCAAAAGACCCCGAAGAGCGGCGTTTTTCTGTCCTTGAGGCAACGCACTTAATCCATCAAGCTGCTGCTGAAAGGCGCTCAAATCTTCTCGCCCGATGACTTTGTTGTCGGCCAGTTGGTTCAACAACGCATTGGTTGAACCCAGCATCATGTCAAAGGAACCGGCCTGTAACGCCCGTGCGGCCGACTTCCGCACTAAGTCCATGGCCGACGCATGGTGTTTTTCCATGTCATCGTTTTGATCCCGCATGAACCCTAGATACTTTTGACCCTGCACTCCTAAATTAGATGACGCAAAATACTGACTGGCCTTCCCAATGTCCCACTTGTTTAGCCCATCCACGCCCCTAATGGACAACTCCTTGAAGGGATTGGTAATCGTTGGCACCATTTGGCGGCTAGCCAGCGTGGCTGGTGTACTCGGGTTGTTGCGCAAGCCCATGGTGCCGTCATTGTTCAATATCATGTTCCGGCTAGCCAGCGTGGCTGGCGCACTCGGCGCATCAACAAACCTGCTGCTCATTTCATTAGGCGTTGAATTAATGGTGTTAAACATAGACTCAGCCGCGTCTTCACGCTGCTGTTCTCGCACCATCCGCGCCTGTTGCTCAGCCTTAAACGCCTGTTCCTTGTTGGCCTGCATCTGGGCCGGGATGTTGCCAATCTGCTGCCCAATGCTCGAGATGGCATTCCCGTAAATCTGGCCTTTGGCTTCAGCCGCCCGTGCCTGTGCCGACGCCACATCAATCAGCGCCTTGGCCTTGGCGTCTTCGCCACGGGCCATCAGGTCGGCAATGGTGCCGATGTAGGGGTTCCGATAGGGGGTATATTCAAAGGCCATTAGATCAACCCATACATACGCTGGTAGGTGTCACCGGCATTGGCACGGCCCTGGTTGTACTGCTCGACCCAGTTGCGATACTGCTGATCATAGGCTTGCTGCTGCGCCTGCAGGCCATAGTTCTGCTGCTGCAGTCCATACTGCTGCTGGGTCTGATACGCGCCGAGGTTGGTATTGTAGGCTCCCGACCGACGCGCTTCGGCTTCTTGGTTGGCCATGTTCTGCCCCGCCGTGTTGGTCGTGTACTGACGATACGCGTTCTCGGCGTTGGTGTTGTAGGCATTGGCCGCATTGCCGACATTGCGGTCGAATGCGCCAGCGCGGTTGGCTTCGTTCTGGTTATACGCGCCCATGGCGTTGGCGTAGTTGGTCTGGTAGGTGTTGAACCGGTTCTGCTCATTCGTGGTGTAGTCGTTGAGCTTCCGGCCATACGCCGCGCCATACTCCTGTGACCCCGCCTGCTGACCGTAGTCCAGAATGTCCCGGAGGTTGCCCCCCGTGTTGGTGACCCCCTTCGCCGCGCCACTGCGTTCCAGCGCCTGCTGCCCCTGCTGCATCCGAAACTGGTAGCCGGGGTCGGCGTTCATTTCCTCCACGCTCAGGCCGGTAAACGGCTGCGCGGCGGCATATTCGGGCCGTGAGAACGGGGTCGCACCTTCGTAGGCCGGAGGTGCAAACGGAGCCGGGGCGTTGTAGGTTTCCGGGTTGTAGTTGGCCAGCGGGTTGTAGGGCGTAATACCGCTGCCCATGTTGCCGCCGTAACCCCCACCACTGTAACCGCCGCCGCTCATCCCCATGCCCATCGGGCCAGCCGTGGCCGCAGGGTTCATTAGGGGACTGCCACCACCAGACGCCGTAAAGCCACGCGCTGCGGCTGAGGCAGTCGATCCTCCACCACCGCCAGTGGAAGTAGATGTCGTTGGCGCGGTTGGGGAAGACGTGTTCCCCGTACCGACCGGCCCCCACCACCAACCCGTGCCGGTATTAGCGCCTTTATCGAACGCTTGACCCACATCGACAATGCCCACCGGCACACCCGTGGCACCATCCGAGAGCGTGTCACCAAAGTCGATGCTGTCATGCCCAACGAGCTTGGCCTTTGGGAACCGGTTCTTGAACTCCGGGTCTTGCAACAGTTGCTGCAACCCGGTCGGTGTCGGTGGGTAGCGGTTGGCGATCTGGGCAAACCCATACTTGACCGAGTTCATGGTCGGGTTCGCTGAGGTCGCATTGGTGTAGTTGGTTTGATCAAACCCGAGCAACCGACCCATGTTGGCCGCACCTGGTGCGCGACGAATGCCCCCGCTGAAATTTTCCCATCCGGGCTTCAGTTGACCGTTGGCGTCAAAGATCTGGTCGCTACTGACCCCTTGACGCGCCCACCAGTCGGTGTTTTGGTAATCCGTACGACCAGCGGCTCCGGGTTGCTGTGCGTTTGTTCCCGTGGCATACCGAGACTGCGCGGCTCTGGCTTCACCGGAGGTCGCAATGCCCTGAATAATGCGGCTGATGCCAGCCGCGCCTTTGCCCCAGCCGTTGGAGCCGTCCAGCCACGCGGTAACCTCGGCATCACTGGCGTCCCGCAACAGGTGCGTCTTATAGGCGGTTTTCACCTGTGCGCGTAAGGCGGGGTCTTGTGCTTCGTCTACCGTGGAAGACCCGCCACCTGTGCCGCTACCTGTGCCTTGGTCCTGTGGAGTCGGATCTGAGTTTTCTCCACCCTGATCAGTGCCACCACCACCATCGCCGCCGCCACCCTGTGTTTCACCGCCACCGCCACCCTGTGACCGTGCCGCATACGACTGCGCTTCACCGGAGTTGCGAATAGCCTCGACCCACGCGGCAGGGTTGTCGCCGTACCCATAGGCACCCGACTCCCAGTTGGCGACCTCGTCGTCACTGGCGTCCCGGCCTAAATACGTGCGATACGCTTCACGAATACCCATGATGTGTCCTTTGTGCCGTCGTTAGCTATTCGATTGGCGTGGTGTCTTCGACGTAAGCAGGCAATGTCGGTCGCGTCAACTGCAAGGCATCCGGCTCCACATACACGCTTAGTTCGTTCTGCGGCATTCCCAGCAGGTTTCGCATGTAGTTCATCTGGTTCTGCCGAGCGCCATACATCTTGTCCTGCGTCCGACCCTGCGACAGTTCACTGGCGCGGGTGTTGAATGACGTATCGCCATAACGGTTGAAGTCGTTCATTACTCCGGCTGAACTCAGGCCGTAGTTTTGCTGGTCCGAAAACCGCTTAGACAGCCGATCTAGTTCAGACTGACGTTTGATGTACTTCAATTGGTCAGCACTAGACTGCGCTTGTATTTCTGCTGCCCTTGTCGCGGCTTTGGTCTGCAACTCGGCAGACTTAGCATTAGAGTCTGCGCCTTTTTTGGCTCCGTATAAATCTGTTGCCGCCTTGATACCAGTAGCAGCAATTGTCGTTTTTCCGTAGCCCATTGGATTTCCTTTATTTGAGGTGTTGGATGGCACGTTGGTCGTTGAAGTGCTTCCAGAAGGATACGTGGGGCTGCTGCTCCGTGAAAACCACGGCAATGGAATACCACCACCACTGCCTCCGCCGTATTGCGGCAACATCCGATCCGTATCAATAACTTCAGTTGGATTCGTTGCGTGAACAACGACACGAAAATTGGGATTAGCGTCTACAGCCATACATCAACTCCCGCCATGCTCATGGCTTCCACGCATAATGTTTCCCCACCAGCCACTGCGCCCCAAGCTTTTCTAGCAACGGTTCTACCCGTGGGTTTGCCGCCCATGCTACGACACCTGGTAGAGACGCCGTGACCCGGCGGATCAACGCCAATAACTGCAACCCTGACCGGCGTGTAGCGGGTTTCACATCCAGCCCTTCAAGGTGCCAGAGCGGATACACCGCACAACACGCCACGATCTGGCCCTGTTCTTCGACCACCAGCACTTTGCCTTCCGGTGGCAGAATCGGCACCACGGTTTCCAGTTGCGTCCCGATCAAACGACCATACTCCTCAACCGGCAAGATCCGCGCTACACGACTTGTTCGCACAACACGTCCAGTTGATACTGCATCGTGACCGCGCCCACACTGACATACGTTGTCGCATAGGTGATCGCCGTTGCTTCGTCCACCCGCACTAGATACGTCAAACTGCCCGTGGTCGAAGTGCTGTTGCCCGTGATGGCCGCGCTGCTGGTTGTGCAGGCCACCGTCGATGTCCACCCGAAGGTGACCGTCAGCGACGAACTGGTGGTCGCTGCTCTCGTCACCCGTGCCGCCATCGATAAGCGATACACCCCGGGCTGCACTTGCAAGATACCGAAGCTCGTCGTGCCAATGGAGGCCGCCTGCGCTGAGGCCGTCACCGTTGCCGCAATTAACGGACTGATATTGACCCGGTCGGCCAACGACAGCAGCCAATACCGCATTGCTTGAGTGACACGTCCCGAGATCCGAGACGCCGTCACCGGTTGCTCCACAATAAAATCCGGCTGAGGGGCAAGGTTGATCATGCGTCATGCGTTCCCTTGGAAGTTGCGCCCTTCCACCATTGCTCCCACCAACCGCCATTGGATCGGGTCACTCACGACAATTTCCGGCACCCACACGCGAGTAGACGACGCCAAGCGCGTCCAATAAGTGCGGGTATTAAACGAGCCCTGGGCTCCCGCATCAGCCGTTAAAGTGTTGGACCAGTTTTTCAAGTCCGTGCTGGTGCGGAGCATGACCTGCGGGTTTTCACCCTGCCCCGACCCCGTGCCCAAACCGGGTTCTAGCAGCAGTTGGAACCGACTAATAAACATCCGGCGACCCTGTGCTAACCACAGCGCGGGAGGGATACGAAGGCGACGGATCAGTTCCCCATCGCACTCGGTGGTAATGTCCGTATCCATCGCGCAGATCATGCCGCTGGTGCGGTTGCCCACCAGATGCTTCCCAAAGGCGTAGGCGTGGCTTCTCGGCCCCCAAAAGTCATACGAGCCAGTGCTGGTGTCCCAGACGCCCCGTTCGTGCCACAGGCCCGTGGAGAGGTCGTAGACCCATGTCGCATTGGCGGTCGGGAACGTCAGGCAATAGAACGTATGCCCTTGATCCGAATACACCACCGCTTCCGCATCGCTGATGGTGCTGTACTTGGCAATGGCGGTCTCAATGGCGTAAGTGCTGATGCGCTGCGGCACTAAACCCGTCGCCGCCACGACAATGCCTGCGCCATCGGCGGTCTGGGACAGCCAGATCATCTTGTCAGCCGCCAGCTTGACCGAGTAGGGTGCGGCCGTGCCGTAGCCAAACACACTGCCGGGGATCGGCTGGAACGGGAAGGGGGAGGTTCCCGCGTCATACCAGACTTCGCCCGTCTGTTCGCCAATGAGCCAGATCTGCCGACTGCCATCCACCACCATCGCCACCCACGGGTCCGGGGCAATGCTGCGCTGGGCGTAGTTCAACGCCGACCAGGTGGTGCCGTCGTTTAAAGCACTGATGTAGTAGGTCGAAGTGGCGGAGTCAAAGGCCAAGAAGTAGCCGTCGATCATGCCAACCATCGTGCATTTTCCAGCCAGAAACGCAATGGCGGTCAGGGTGTTGGTGGCAATGTCCAGCAGGTAACCATCGCCGCCGCTGGCAATGAGCAACTCACCTCCCGCATCGCCATTGCTGGCAATACTGGCCGGGTTCGGGTCATTGGTCACCGTGCCGCCCGTCACAATGGACGCGCTGTTGGTCACCAATACTTGGTAGACCTTAGACCCCATGACGGCATAGCAGCGACCCGCCATGGCAAAGAGCGCCCGACAATTGATGTCCGGTACCGTGACGTAGTCTTCCTGACCGGGACAGGGATACAACGCCGCTGACTGCGGAGACGCGGCAGACTGGATGGGCTCGGGATACCAGTTGACCGTGCGCTCCATGTCGGCCCACGGGCTTTGGCTCTCGTTTGACCCGTAAACAAATCCTGGATACGCGGCCATTTAGTTATCCGAATAGATATTGTAGTGCGGCCCCGCCCCACCAAACAGCATCCCAGACACGCCCGAGGACATGTCGGTCAGTCGCTGGTTGGCGCGTTTGATATCCGCTTTGCTCTCCATCGCGGCTTGCTGCTGCTCTGCCGTTAGGGGCGCATCAAAGGCGCTTGACAACTCTTTGGCCAGCCCCGTTCGCAGAAACCGACGATACCCCGGCGGCAGCGAAATAGTGGTGCTAAGCGAGGCAAACTCGGCTACCGGCACGGGCGTGTAGATGACCCCTTGCAACGAGGTGCTGGTGGGCAACGGCCACAAGTAGATCAAGCCCAGCCCACTTGTCCACGTGGGGTTGTAATACGCGGCCTGTGGATAGACCGAGGTTAACGCCTTCTGCGCGATACCCGCATAGGCGTCTTCCGTCAGCACGGGCCCGAGGTTATATTCAATCGTCGGAGACACTGAGGTGTCCTGAAAGCCAATATTGGTAATGTCCATCGGGCCGGTTGGACGCGCACAGTTGATGACCCCACCGACGCCAATGGTGTAGCTGGCGGCGGTCGAGACCGTCCACGTCGTCCGCGCTTGGGCATAGACCGTCAAGCCCTCGTTGGCGAGACTGTTCACCCAGTCGTTCAACCGGTCGAGTGCAAACGCCGAGTCGTTCGCCGATACCGTCTCTCCCACCTGCAACACGCGCAAGTCTTGGAGCGCGGCAGTAATCAGTTGGGACACCGTCACGGTTACACCTGATAGAGCGCGTTCATCAACGTCGCGGTCGTGGTGGTGCTATTGACGCGAATGCACTTCAACGGCAATACCGTTCCCGCCAACACCGTAAACGCTCCCGTCGAACCATCTTCAAACACCGCCACCACAATGCCAGCGCCACCCACAAAGATGGCATCGGCGGGAATGGCTTTCGTGGCGGCACTGGCGGAATACGTGCTGCCATCAAAGTTGACCGTGTCGCTCTTGGTGATCAACACCGACCGATTAAACGTGCCGCTGGCTTGTGCCATTTACGTCCTGACTTTCAAGGGGCGACCCGGCTTCCGACGCACGGGCGTCTCGGGCACCGCCGGTACCTGTTCGTGCGTGGCGTCATCCGCCAACTTGGCTTCCGCTTGCGCCAACTCACCCAGCCGCTGATCGGCAAAGTGCCGCTGCGCGGTGACTTCGGCAATCGAGCGCATGTCGCGTTCGTACTTCTCAATGGCTTCCACGGGGCCAGTAGACCAGCCCTGCGCCAACGCCCGATCACGCTCTTCCGCGTTACCCACGGTCAACTGGCACGACCGTGCAAACGCTTCTCCGACCGGATCACCCACCGCTGCCAGCGGATCACCGCACATGACTTTGCCGTTATCACGGGCAAACGCCTTATACAGCATGTCCGGGAACGGCTCATACCCATTGGCATTCTTGCCGCCATGGCGCTTCTGCGTGTTCCACTGGGCCATTTCGCGGGAGATTTCGCTGTCAGGATTGTGAATGATCGCCATAGATCCTCAGAAAAACGAGGGAGACGGCGGTATGCCGCCCCCCTCAACGTGTGTTACGCCCAGGTGGGCGATCCACCAATCGCGGTGGCGGTCGTTGGGCCGACACTGACCCAGAAACCGTTTGCCGCGACCAACAGCGACGACATTGCCAGCGTCCCCGAGAACGTGCCGACATCGTAGCTGGCCCCGCCGTTGCCCAAACCCGCCGTGTAGGTCACCGTGTGCGCGGCCTTGCCGTTCGCCACGATGTGCAGGTAGCAACCGTCCTGATCCTTCGTCGGGTTGGCAATCGTCATCGCCAACGCCGACGTTCCGTTGATGATGGCAATTGTCCACTGCGACAGACCAAACGCAATCGCGCCAGCGGCGCTATACGACGTGGTGCTGACCGACATCTGACCCGGATACAGGACGCCTTCGTTCACCTGACTCGGTGCCTGCGCTAGATCCGACGCCAGCGCAGTCATTACGTTCGCACCGCTCTGGTGTGCCGCCGTGACCGATCCCTGCTGTCCACGCGTTACACCCACGTTTGTACCGCCGGTATACGCCTGATTAATCTGCATCCATTCGCCGTCCACGCGGATCAGGCGACCAGCGGTCAGTGAGGTCGCCGAGGCCACCACAATGACGTTGTCCGTAACCGCAACAGCGGCTCCAAGTGTCGTCGTAACCAATGCCATGACTTAACCCCACACCCGCGCTGCAAGGCGCGCCTGAATCGTTGCCGCACCAATCAGAATGTCCAGACGGCTCGGGTTCTGATCCGTGCCAATCTGATACTGCTCAACCATCCGGATGGAGAAGCCGAGGGCTTTGCTCCGCACCGTGGTGGATTCCGCACCCGCGCCTGGCTTCATCAGGTCGGCCATCACGAACGCAAAGGCGTCGGGGTGATAGACGAATGACTGCGGCGAGACGGTGGTTGCCAGCGTACCGCTGGAGGCCGAGGTTGCGCCGAGGACGGTCACGACCGCGTTGTTGGCAGGCGAGGCATCGACGGTCTGCAACTGACCCGAAGTGACAATCGACGGGCTAATCGGCAAGGTCGCCATCGCGCCCGACGAATCCGACGTATCGGCGGTCACCACGAACTGCTGCAGACGACCGGTGGACGAGTACGACAGGGGGTTGACCGAGTTTACGCCAGCAATGGTGAAAATGTCACCCTTCTTGAGCGTAGACGCGCCCGAGGCCCAACCGTCGATGTTGATGGTCGAACCGGTCTGGCCTGCGCCATCGACCAGCGGAGTGGACGCGGTAAAGGTGCCGGTCGTGTGCGTCGGACGCACCGGATCCTGCAACCACTTATCGACGCCCAACTGACGGCGACCAAACATGCCCTCTTCGTAGTTCTCCGAGATAATGGCTCCCGGGTTGAACAGCGAACTGGTCGTGTTGGCCAACGTGGACATCGCCAGCGGATCCAACACGGCCACACGGCCCTTGAGTGGGGTCGAGAGGTCGGTCAGCTTCACACCGGCCTGCAAGTAGGTCAAGGTTGCGCTCGGCGTAGTGCCGGGCGTTCCAACCGAACTGTAGATGTCGCGGTAGACCGCATTGAACGCCAGCACTTCCGCCGCGTTGGCAAGAGCTTCCGAACCCGGATCCACGTAACGAGCGCGGATGTTGTCCAGTTCCGTAGTGGCCTGTGCCGACGAGTAACCAAACGCGACGTTCTTCTGGTTGGTCAACGAAATCGGCACGGTCTGGTCATACAGGTTCTGCAGCTGCAGCGCCTGACCATCCGTGACGGTGAACCGCTGGGGCAGTCGCGCATTGACGGTATTACCGACCTTCGCGCCAGCAATCTCGTACTGCGAGTCGTACGTGCGGTTAACGTTGGCGAGGAACACCAACTTGTTGATAAATCCGCGGGCGACTTCCTTGGTCGTCCACGACGGGGTTGCGAGGGTATTAGCCACAGACTATCCTTTCAACGAATGGGTTACATTCGACCCGCCGCACGATCAGCGGCATTCATTCGACGGAAATGTTCATCCATCGAGAGTTCGTCTGTAATTGCAAACGGGTCGGCTACTGGTGGCGAAGTACCAAGCGGCTTGATTGGCGCTTTCGCAGAACTAACGACTCGGGCTGGGCCGCGTACAGAGGCAGCTTCAAGTCGTGCTTCTAATTTGCCCATTTCCCGATATGTTTCAGCCGGGTGCAGCGTGGACAAACGCTGAGATTCTTCGGGGTTGGCCGAGAGCCACTTAAGCATCTCAATGCCGACCGGACTATCCATTGCCAGGTGCTGCATTGGCAACGACATGGGTGTATCAGGGTTCAAGGACGCCATCAGGTCAGGATCTTGCGCGGAGGCGTCCTGCAACCGAGACATCCACTGCTGCTGCTGCTGCTGCTGCGATTCCTCGATCTGGCGCTGCTGGTAAGCCTGATGGCGCACCACATCGCGTTCCTGATGTCGCGCATCGGCCACAAACGCGGCCAACGCCATCGAGTAATCTTCGTAGGCGTCAAACTGCTCAACCCGTGGCACCCCGGGCATAGTCTTAAAGCGCGACCAGTCGGAAGCCGTCTCGGCTTCCACAGGAATCGGCTGCACCAACTGCTGCACACGTGCTTCCGCTGCTTCGGCCCGACGCTCCGCTTCACGCTGTTTGGCAATCGCGGCCTTGACCGCTTCGGTGGGGTCGCTGCGGCGATTGCTTTTAACCGGAGCGGCTTTAACCGGCTCGTCTACCGGCAAGTCAGGGGCGGTAGATTCCACCACGACATCCGAGTCCAGATTCGCCTGAATCTGCTCAGGCGTTTCGTGACTGGAGGCAATTGTCATGTCACTGACGGGGGCGACGATGGCGTCTGGTGCCGAGTCGTTAAGCTCTGTGGACATGCGTAAACATCAATACCATAAAGAATACAAGCAAATCAATTAATAAGCCACGCCGTTATTATTTGCTTTTAGCATTACGGGCGCTAATGGCCCGGGCTTTCTGCTGGGCGTCTTCTTTGCTGGATGCGCCCCATGCCTTCAGGGACAACGCCAATCGCGTTGGATCGCCGTCCGGTTCCGTCATTGGCCCCATCATATTGCCCATTCGGGCCAGAAAACTCGCCCGGCGGGGATTATCTCCCGCTTTTACGGGGGGCCGTAGAGTGCCACCGGTTTCAGCTTTATACGATGCCCGACCAGCGGCGTTTAATCCCCCCGCTGGGTTTTTGCCTTCTTTGCGCGTCCAAGCGGCACTCATTCGCCTTCCTGTTCTTTAGGTCTGCCCATGTTAGGCATGTGCATCATGCGTTCCTGCTCGTCGTCCAAACTTTCGCGCTTAGCCATCTGCTGCTCATGGAATTGCTTGGCCGCTTGCTGGACAGAGGTGACTTCGTGTGCGGTATCGGCCTTGTCCTTAGCCATGGCAGCGGCTAACGCGGCAGTGGCTTCATCGGCGCGGATCTTCATCGCCGTAATGGTCATCTGCGTTTCGTTCCGCATCCGCTCAATTTCAATCTTGGCCTGCTGGTCACTCTGCGCCTGCACGGTCTGCGCTTGCAGCTTTTCACGTTCCTGCTGGAGGATCATGTCCTGCTTCTGAAGTTCCAACTGCGCCTGTTGCTGGAGTTTTTGGCCATCCGATTCCAGCAGCTTGGTCTTCTCGTCCAGCGCCTTGCCCAATTGCTCGACCATCTGGCTAGCCTGCTGCAACTGGTTCTGTAATTGCTGCGGATCGGGTTCCGCACCCTGCGCTTGGAGCGGCGGCGGCAGCATCTTCTTGACGCGCTCGGCGGCTTCCAGGTGACCCGGGAAGTCGCGGAACTTGAGGTAGATGTCGCCCAAAATGGGGAACAACGACGGATTGGCTTGGAACAGGTTGCCCATCTCGTCTGCGCCTTCTTCATTCCGGCTCTTGTAGCTCTTGCCAATACTGACGGACACGCCGTAACGGCCCTTCTTCAATTCGTAATTCAGCACCTTGCCCTGTGGCCGCGCCATGGGCGAAGGAGGCATCCCCATGGGCATGGGAGGCGCACCAGGAGGCGGGGGCATGCCGGGTTGACCCATCGCACCCATCGGCATCGGCGGAGCCGGAGACGCCTGTGGTGCGCCCTGCGCCACCGCCACGGGACGTTGTGTCTGGGGGTTCACCCGAAACGGCTGGTTAAGCATCACCGTCTTGGAGCGGTCTTCCCGGTCAAGAATCCGGGCGACACGACCCGGACGGTCATAAATGTGGGGAATTAAATCCAGCACAACCTTAGCTTCGTAGGTCATGCTGATTTCCGCCAAATTGTCGAGGAAATGGCTGGAACCAGCCATGTGTTGGTTCTGGAGCGCCAACACAGCGCGACCGCTCTTGGCGTTGGTGGCCTGTTGGCCTAGTGCGCTCTCGTACGCGCCCGTGCCTTCGTGGATAAACTCACGAGCCTGTTGCAGGAGGAGCATGGACGGGCCTAGACGCGACGTGTCTACCTGGGTGCGCTGCGGCGGCGGGGCCGGAGTGCCATTCAAGCTGACATTGCGGTAGCGCAGGTAGGGGAAGTTGCGAACGTTCGCCAACTGCCACTCTTCTTCGTGGCCCTCTTCCTGCCCTTCGACCATGGTGTACGGCGCTTTGGTTTCCAGAGACGCCATTTCCACGGCGCTGCTGGCGCTATAGTTCAGCAGCCGCACGGCGTCTTTATTCGGCTCAATCATGCCGACCCAGCGGCGTTCCTGCTCAAACGGAATCAGTTCCCGCCCAACGACCGGAATGATGGGGATATACCGCCCATCCATGGCCTGCTTGGGTTCCAACTCTTCAATGGCGTTGATAGTAGACCAATACAGAACAGGCTTGCGTTCAGTGCGCGTTCGGGCCTCGGCTCCCGTGCGCGGCTGGCGTCCCGGCGGAATGTTATCGGCCACGGCGTCGGAACCGTCATCCAGCAGCACCCGGGTGCTAGTTTCGTATTCAATGCGGTAATACTCGGCCACCCGTACGGCGCGACCTTCGCCCTCATCTCCACTGACCCACGACTGGGTGTTCATGCCGACCGCCGACAGTTCGTCTTCCGAGAACGTCGCCATCTCGCTGTCTGGATACCGGCGTTTGTAGGTTGACCACGGCATGTCGTTGATAAGGAACGCCCACTGCCCGTCCGAGAAGTCCGGTTCTTGAGCAAACGGATCCAGCACGACACTGCCCTGCTGCAAGATCCGCTTAATCATAATCCGCTGGTCAAACGGGTCTTCCGAATCCGGATCCGGCTCGGTCATCACGCGGTAATACCCGCGTCCCGCCTTGACGGCCCGTTCAAACGCCCATGACCGCGCCAATCCGGCCCGGCTTTCCACTTCAATGCGCCGATACAGCCCCTGAATAATCTCGGCGGTGTCGTCACTCGCCTCATCCGACAGGGCATGAATGGTGACGCCTAGATGCGCGGCCTTTTCAGCGTTCAGCACCAACTGAATGGGGTGATCCAGGCTGGGAATCGACAGCATGGGGCGCTGCGGAATGGCGACCCCGCCAATCAACTGCGGTTTGCGCTGGTCTTTGACCTCGGTTGGCCAACACAGATCCGGCACCTGAAAGCGCAGGGCATCGACCTCGCGGTTGCGCTGGTCAATGTCGGCATCGCTGCCCACTTTGAATCGGTCAAGGGCTTGCTGTAATTCAGGAGTTGCCATTAGTGTGCCATCCAGCTTGACGCCTGCGAGGTGCGACGGGGTGACCGATTGTGCGTCTGCGGGGCCACGCGCATTTGCGACCGCCCGCTAATAATCAAATAGCGCGTGGCATCCATGAGGTGATCCCCGCTTTTGACAATCTTACCTTGCTCGTCGCGGTGATATTTTCGAAACTCGTTGCGCCAGTTGCGGAGATGCTCCTGCACCTTGAGACGGCCCGACACCAGCAGGTTCCACGTCTCGGTAATCCCGGCTTCGACGGCATTGACGGCGGGATCGAGCTTCAAGCCCAGTCGCCCGTAAATCTGGATCAGGGTGCGGCCATCAATCTGGCTGCTGCCCGACGACGCGGGGTCAATGACGCCGGACATCCATGCGCCCCGGGCTTTGACCGCTTCAGCGTGGCTGGCCGGTTCGCCCTGCCCCTGATAATGCTCGTCATACAGCACAATCTGACCAGAGCCGGGGTTTTGTGCGCCCCACACGACCGCCGTGCGGTTCCAGCCGACATCCATCGCGTAGACCTTGCGCCAGGTATCGGGAATCTCGGCGGTGGGGACAATGATGTCCTTTTCGGAGATGGGGTAAATGGCACCGGAACCGAGACTCGGTTCGCCTTCGGTTCGCGCCGCAATCTGGTAGGGCGGCGTGGTGGCCATCAGGGCGCGACGTTCATCGACATCCAAGTGCGGGACATCTTTCCATCCGGCTTGGATGTAGGTCTTGAACTCGGCGGCTAAATCTGTTTCGGGTTCCAAGAATCCCTTGACCACCGCGCTCATGCCTTGGAGCGGCGTGAACGTCACCATGACAATGCCCTTGGTGGTCACGGTGCGGTAGAGCATCTCGGTATAGCAATCAGACGGCGGTTCCTCGTCGCACCAAATGACATGCTTGCTGGTGCCTTCAAACGACGGACGCCCCTGCTCGTAGGTTTTGAGGCCCAAGAGGCTCTGGCCCCCGGACACATGCTTGATGACCGCGCCTTCCAGCGCCCCTGGCAACCCGCGACTGCTGATCGTAGAGACAATGAGGTGCGCCGGAATCATGCCCGTGCCTGGTAGTTGCACGGATCCCAGCAGTTTGGCTTGCACAATGTCGCGGGTGGTCTGACTATTGGTGCCGACTGCCCAGCATTCCACGGGGGTGTCAAACCGGCGACCGGCCCACCACTTGGGATACAGGCCCGTCAGGTGGCACGTCAGTTCGTAGGCCCCCGCTTCCGATTTGCCGACCCGGTTCGCGGCCATGAACAGCCGCTCTTTAAAGACTTTGCCTTGCGAGAAGAACTCCAGATGACGGGGGTAGAGCGCCCGGGCCAAGGGGCCGCTATCGGCAAAGAAGTTGGTAAACCGGGACGACGACCGGCGTTCCGCTTCATCCATCAGGCGCTGAAACAGCACCTGTTCGTCTAGCGTCAGTGGCATTTAATCGTGGAGTTTCTTGAGCAACGCCGCCATGCTGGCTTTCAATTCCGCATCACTGAGACTCGCGGTTGGGGTCGAGGTGACATCCAGGTCGAGGCTTTGCCGCGCCTGTCCAAACAGTCGATCCATGATGTCCTTGAGAATCGGCGCACTCGGGGCAATGGCGCTCAGCCGATACGCCTGTTCTCCGGCGTCCAGCTTCTCGGCCATGACCTCGGGATCGACCACCGTCTGCCATTTGCCCTGCGCGTCCCGCGCTTGCATGTGGGTGACGCCCTCAGCGGCGGTCAACTGCGCCTCCACCAGCCGGTCAAACCGCTTGGACACGGCTTGTTTCCACGCCGCCAGCAGTTCGGCCTTTTCGCGGTGCCGCATGGTGTGTCGAATTTTGGTGCCGTTGATGACATCACCGGGACGGGGCCGATACTTGGGGCCAAGTTTAGGGGTTCTTGAAGTTGGCATATATCTGCCCTTGGTTGTATCACAGTTAGGACTTGACGGGTAGTCCTGTTGTGGTATTGTGGAGGCGCTCTGCCGGGAGGGTGAACCGCTGGCGGCAGATCGACGTTGTTCAGGTAGCGACCAGCATCAGACAGCTACCACGGTGGGAACCCCCTTGAGTGGGGAACCGATTAGAGCCGCTGATGGGGTGTACGACTCGTACCTCAAGTCTGATCGCGTGGTGCCTGGATCGTCGGGAGCCACCCCACTCTCCGCTCAACGCCGAGTCCCTCGGTTTGTTCGCGGATCATGGGTAGGTTCGCCCACCATTGGGAGAACTCTACCCATCTTCCAACTCACATCCGTTCCCTCTCTCTACTCAGTACCTGATCTACACACGCCATGGGCGTATCCCCCGCCTCCGCCCCCCAAAGGGGCGGAAAGGACGGGGGATCTGGCCATCCTCTGTACATCATCTTGGCCAATACCGAATAAGTTATTGCCAATACCGAATAAGTCATTGCCAATACCGAATACGGGATTGCGATCAGGTCATTCCTCCATGCGTCCATCCGCCAGGCTCCAGTTTTTGGGCCGTTTTTGACGGTTTTGCGTTCCGGACAATCTGTCCGGACAACCCGGACACCGTGTCCGGACAACGTGTCCGCCTTGTCCGGACAATCTGTCCGCCCCCTTTCCTGTCTCCCCCCAGTTGGTGCAGTGGGTGCAGTGGGTGCAGTGGGATGGCCTCTCCCACCCACTGCCATTCCTGCCATTAGACCCCTGCTACACGGTTGCTACACGCAGAAACACGATTGCTACACGCAGAAACAGGATTGCTACACGGTTGCTACACTGCGTATCCATCTGGTTTCTGGATTTCGCGGGGTATGAAGGGGTGGGAGGGGGGAATCCCCGATCCAAAAGCGATTCGGTTCCTACCAGGCCGGAACGGAACGAGCCAGATCCCGGATCCCTGATTCACACAAGCTGGCACCTAGAACCACGGTAGGCCGGGGCAGGGGCAGGGCCGGTACATGGTTGGGACTGGTCACCTGCTGGCGTGGGGAAGGGGGGGGTGGCAGATGGGGAGGCGGCAGACCTATCCAGTCCTGGCGTAGGTTGGGCTGGGGTTCGTCGGTCGTCATCCTTAGGTCATTTCCCCTATGACAACGCCCATGATAAATGATACGCAAGCGGACGATTGTGCTTGCTATACGGTTGGGCCTTGTGTTCTACTCTCCCTCGTCAGCGCGAAGTGCTGGCCCCAAGCAAAGGAACCCGAACCCATGAACACCTTCAAGCTTTATCTGCCCTTCGCTTTTCTCGCCGTTGGTATCGCTGCTATCGGAGCTTGTCTCGGTCTTCTCCTGGCGGTGTTCGCATGATCCTGGCGAAGCTCACCAATCGCTTTGGCGCGACACTGATCACCTGCGCGGACCATGAGGCGGCACAGTCCGTCGCACACTCTCTCGGCGGTTTCGTGGATCGCGTGGAGGGGGCCGACGGCGTCTGCCGCCTCTGCCAGGAAGCAGCCGAACGCGCCGCGCATCCGGGCCGGGTCCGTGAGGCGCTGCTCTCACCGCTCCTGACGCATACGCGGGCGCGTCGGGGCGTCGGATGGTATGTGACGGTGTATCACCGCGACACGACCTCACCCACTGGCGTGTTGGCGGCCATCGACGCCAGTGAAGAGGTGTTTCGGCCTATCTATCGCGAACTGGTTGCCGCCGGTCTGATCAGCTCGAACAAGTCACCGTTGTCACCCACAGAAGGTTTCGGCTATTTTGGGGGGCGGTCATGACCGCCGCCGCCATCGTCGATAAAATCGGCAACGTCGTCGGGATGGCGGAGATTGACGGTGTCCTCTTCACGTTATCTGCTGACGCCGTGGTGCGCGTCCACGACCTGGATTCCGGCCAACTCGTCGGCCGCACGACGTATCCCACACAGGCACTGGCGGAGGCGGGATGTGCCGCCGTTGTAGAGAAAGCACGACAAGCTTTACAGGACGAGAACGATTTTTTGTGGGCGTCGGCGTTCTCTGAAGACTAGATCGCGGGGGTGACCGTGCCCGGGCGGATACCCGGGAGTGGCACCAAAGCGTTCACGAACGCGGCGACGATCCCGCTTACGCTCGTTCACTAGTCGCAACTGGCCAGCGTCTAATACCTGGGCGCTGGCTAATCGCGAAACCCTCAAGACCGAGAAAAGGAATCAAACCATGATCAATAGCTTCGGTGTCCGCCAATTTTCATTTTACGAGCGACAAGAATCGATCACCTACAACGGCGTCTCTGGATCGCTGTGGGTGTTGTGGTACGACCACGAATTCTGTGGGCGGACGTTCGTCGCGGGACGCAGGCCGACGCGTCGGCACGTGATTGAATCCTTTTGGGAGTGTGAATAATGGCCCGTCACGCATCAATTACGCTCGACAGAATCGTGGAACTCGTCGAACTGGACGATAACCTGGGTATCTGTGGCGCTTGCGGATCGGAAGCGTACGGCGTCGAACCAGACGCCCGGAAGTATCCCTGCGAATCGTGCGAAGAAAAGCGCGTGTATGGGGCTCAGGAGTGGCTTCTCATGACGCAGTGTTGACAATCCCAAACGTTTAGCTGTAAGCTGTTCACTCGTTCGTTCAACACACAAGAAAAGGAAAAAGCACCATGACACCACTTGAGCAAATGACCAGCACTGAACGACTCACCGAAGTGTTAGTCCTCGCGATTACCGCGCCCAAGGGCCGCACTGCCGAGGCCGACGCACTCGCGCACCGGTTCGCCGCCTTTTGCACCCCCCAGCAGATCGCAGACGCCCAGGCCGCCGCGCTGGCGATCATGGAGGCGCGATCATGCGCGTAAAAATCACGCACTATCTCCCCGGTCAAATCGAGAAAAGTATTGCACAAACAGCGGCGCTGTATAAACCCCTGTTAGCGGCGCATCCGAGGGCGACAGCGCATACCGCGACGATCAAGGACGTGCGCGATCAGGCGCTGGCCGCAGAAGCGCACCTGGCCGCGCTCGGGATTCCGAAGAAAGATCGGCCGGGGGCGGCTCGGGTGTTTGTCTCAGGCCAGCCGGTGCCGAACGCCTACAAATATTCGCGCACGGCCAGCGACGTACGGCTAGAGCGCGGGGCGTCCGATTGGTTTCTCGTGCATGTCGCGGCCGTCACGATTTATCAATCGGGTGGCGGTGCGCGTACCGTGCTGACACCCAAGCAGCGTGATCTCGCGGTCGCACACTTATGTGCCGGATTTGGCGTGGCGTCTCCTCTCGCGATTCTGGAGGCCCGATCATGATCGTCGCGCCGACGATTCACCTAAACGGCACGGCAGGCGCTGACTTACAAGATCAGGTCACCGACGCCATGCTGGCCCTCTCCGATACCATCAAGGCGGTACAGGCCGCAGGCCCGAACAGCCGAGACTATTACGTGCAACCTGGGCAACAACAGAGGTTCGCGCAGGCCCAGCAACAGCACGAAGACCGGCTGGCGAAGCTGGAGGCCATACAGGCCGACCTGGTCGCCCTTTCTGAATCGATCCACGCGCAGATGGCACCACGTAAACCTGTTACCACGATCCGCGCGGAATGGTTCGCCGATGGTACTCCGGCGACCTGCACATGCGGTCACACAGACTGCGATCATGTCTTGAACGCGCAAGCGTTCGCGAAAGTACGCGGCAGCGTCAGCGCCACATGGAGCGAAACCAAATGATGACCCGCGACGACCTGCACTATTTCCTGATCGGGGCCGCGCTGGCCCCGGTTCTCTACCTGTTCGTCGTCCTGGTGGCCTGTATATGGTGAATATGACTGATCCACGGTCGGTCGCTGCGGCCCTCCTCGGTAAAATCGGTGGCCGGTCAACATCTCCGGCGAAACGTGCCGCCAGCCGCGCGAATGGGCGGCTCAGCCCACGCCTGTACCCGCGCTGTAACGTTTGCGAAGCTGCTAAAAGAACTTGTTATCACCTCAAAAAGAAGGTCACCAAATGAGCGAGTACACCAACACAGACGGCCACCGTCTCTCTAACGCGCTCATGGCGGGAGCGGCTCGTTTCTACCAACAATTCCCAGAAGTGGATGGCATTCAGCTGGACACCGTGCGGCACTTCGCGCAGGAGCGGTTCCTGAAAGCCTCAACACCGGAGATCATCAACGATCTGCGGTTTGAAACCGAAGCGCCCGTGTATTACTACACCTTGCTGGTGAAGGAGTCCCTGAAGCTGGCGCAAGCCTTGAAGGCGGAGGTTAAATCATGAACGAGAACCTGAAAGTCGGCGACACCGTCTGGTGTCGCGGTAGTTGGGGCAGCGAAGCTCCACAACGGGTCACCATTACGCACCTGGAACTGTGCGTGTGTGAGGGTGACAAATACGGGGTGCCGGTGGCCGAACTACCGTGGGCAGACAAGGCGCGCGCCGTCGTGGACATGGACAACGGCCACTGGGCCTACGGGTCACACATTGAGCCGGTGCCGAAGGATGCGTGTCCCGTCTGCGAACCAGAAGCACACGCCACGGTGCAGCGGGTTGGTGACGAGCCGGTGTAAGCCGAATAGTCGCACATCGTCGCACATCGTCGCCTTCCTTCGCCTTGACAACGGACGAGACGCCACAACGAATTTTTGTTGGTGGCGTCTCACTCTTCATCGTTGGGTGGCAACACCTCCCAGAGGTGCTTATTCAGCTTGTGGGCCGCTAATCCCAAGAACGCCAGCGTCAACTGGCACCGAACAAAATACTCCGGTCGTCGCACCCGGGTCGTCGCTTCCCAGCCTTGCACGGTTCGCCAACTGACCGGATCGCCGTTTTCCCGCGTCCAATGTTTCGCAAACTTCCGGCACGTCTCCCGCAGGATCTCCCGGCGAAAGACCGCGACCTGGGTGGGCGTCCATTGAATCTGAGGCAACATTTTAACTTCTCCATCTGTCCTGACCCCTCCCTCCCCTATTACATAGGGGGGGAGGGGTTTGTCCGGATCAGATCCCACTGTGTCCGGACAACCGTGTCCGGGGGTTAACCTACTGAGAACAAAGACCTTGCGCGTTCGTGGTTTTCGCGTGTCCGCCGCGTGTCCGGCACCATGTCAAAATGACGTGTCCGGGCATTTTCAGGCCCAAATTCGCAGATCACGACGGTTTGTCCGGCCTTGTCCGCCCTTTGTCCGCCCCTTGTCCGCCTACAAATTGAAGGGGTTAACAAAGCCTTTCGCCTCCCAGTATCGGACGTCCGCCGCTGCCTGACACGCGGGGCAGCGCCCATACTGTCGGCCAGCCTCTAGCGCCTCCCCACAACTGAAACACGCCCCAGCCCCATGGGGGCCATCGGAGGCCACCGGCACACAATCCCCGCTCCCGCGTTCGATCATGGCTTCTAGGCGTCCCTGAGCCGCCGGAGCGAGTATCTGAGCCACTGCTGACGCTTCGGCGTCAGACCGCGAGAGGTTGCCGTCAAATTCGGCAATTCCGGCCCGTTCGTCGTACTCGACCAGATACGCCAGAATGTCGGTCTTGTGGTCGCGGATAGCTTGACCGTCTGCCGGGGTTAGCCGGTGACCTGGTTCGACAAACAAGGTATCCCCGTCAGCCCGTAACCGGAACCCGTCGCGCTCGAGCCGCAGCAGCAGGTCGATGGCATCGTCCGCGAAGGGTAGTGGTACGTCGCGCATCAAAACCTCCCCGCCTGCTGACCGCTGGTCAAGCTGACCGCTAGCCGGATCCGCTGGTCAGGGTCACGGGCAAACACGCCGTCCATGCGGCGGATCGTGCGCCCAATCGTGTCGGTCTTCTCCCCGAGTTCTGAGGCCAGCTCCTCGACCGAGAGAGGCCGGTGGGCGACGAGCGCCTTGATGCGCTGCCACACGGGCAGCACCGCGCTCAGTTCCTCACTCGACGCGACATCGAACCGGTCTACTCGGGTCGAGGTCGCATCAAACGTCAGCCGTAATCCGAAGGCCGGAAGCCGCCGCGACGTATTCGACTTCTTGTGACTGAGCGCCACTTCGATCACGTTGCCCCCGTCACCGGCATCGTTCGACCGCTTGATGTTGAAGATCGACCGAGCGGCAGCCGACCAGAAGGTCGATCCGAACGGTTTCTCGTCCCCATGCTCTTGGCTCTTCGTCGTATGCGCGAGATGCAACGACCCGATCCCGAGTTGCCGCACCGCACGAAAGAAGGCCGTGGCGTGTTCTGCATCTTCAGGACGACCTGGCACCGCGAAGCCGACACTGTCGCACACGAAGTATTGAATGCCGTGCTGCACGATATGCCGCTGCAACCGAGCCGCCTCCGACACCATGGGAGACGCGCAGCGCACATAATGCAGAGTGTCGCGGGGCATCCCGTCCCAGCCACACAATCTCTCCAACCGTTCCCGGTGATCCTCAGGGCTAAACTCCCAGTCCCCGTACAGCACCTTGATGCCGCGTCTCGCCAGCGTCGAGGCAATGTGGAGCGCCAAGTACGACTTGGCTGAGCCGCCATCCCCGAACAGAATCATGGGGTGCCGTTGCAGGATCGGAATGCCGGACACCTCCCAGTTGCTGACGACTTCCGGCAACCCGTAGTCGGCCAGCGGCTGAATCGGGGTGCCTTCACTCTCGGCTTGTTGCACTCGCAGCGACAACGTCTCGACTGCCCCCAACCAGTCCAGACCAGCCGCACCCGAGCGTCCGGCGCACGACTGGGCCAGTGTCGCCCGTGTGCGCTGGCTGCTGAAGTTGGCGCTCGACCACAACAACACGCCGTCGATGGTTTTGGCCCCCATCAGCGTCGTGGTCACCGTCAGTTCGCCGTGCAGGTCACGGTCACGATCACGGTGGAGTTGTTCCGCACGAAGCGTGATACCCAAGGCGGGATACTCCAACGCGTACGCGCCTTCGCCCAGTTTCGTAAACGTCTGCTCCGACCGCAGCAGGTCAGGGATGCTGCCGTGTTCAATCACTGGTATTTCGACCGGAGGAGCCGTCGCCAAGGCCAGCAAGCTGGCAGCGGTGCCACCGGAGGCGAAGTAGTCGCTGATGTCACCATGGGCCTGTAATCCCGGCAGGGCCACTAACCGCGCTGACAGCCCCGCCGTGGTCAACTGCTCAATCACGCTAGCCGCATGACGACGACCGGGGACATCGTGGTCAGGGACGACGTAGACCTGCGAAGGTGCAAGGGCGACGAGCGCAGCGGTTTCTTCGGCCTTCCACTTCCCGGCCCCGCCGCAGTTGGTGGTCGCGGCCAGCCCGTGAGCGCGGCAGGTTTCCACATCCTTCTCGCCTTCGACCACCCAGACCACCGGCTGACCGGCGAGGTCAGGCCAGCGATAGAGCGCACGGGTCTTCGACGCTGACCAGATCCAGCCACCCGCGCCGTCTGGTCGTCGCTGCCGGAAGCTCTTATCAGCCCCCCGCACGACTTGGTGCAGCAGGGTGCCAGCCAGGTCCGTGTAATCGTAGACCGCTGCCGCGCTGGTCGAGCGCAACACGGGGATCGGCTCCGGCACCCGGATGACGTCTTCAAACAGGTCTGCCAGCGTCAGGCCGACTGACGACAGGATGTCTGCCGTCGCGCATCCCGCATGACAATGGATCAACACCCGGCCATCCTTCTCGGTCGCGCTGACCGACGCCACACGGTCTTCGTGAACGGGACATTGGAGGGCGTAGCCAGCCCCCGCCCGTTTCGCGGATGGGAACCGGCTCACGACTTGGTCGAGCGTCATGACTCTTTCCCGGGGATCTGCTCAGCTTCTGCTGCCGCACGGTCCGCGATCAACCACGCCGTGCCGACCACATCCAAGGCATCCCCGAGTGTCGCGGCTTGGAGGAATATGTTGGCCTCTAACCATGCGGGGTCATACACCACGCGAGTGGTTTCGCTGTTCTGCTCGTCGTAATACATCGTCAACATGACCTTCATCGTGCCACCAACGTCACGGTCGAGGTCAGGGTCGTGCCGGGAACCGCGAGGTCAATCCGAAGCGCACGGGCGAGGGCGTTGAGGTTGGGCGCGGATGCCTCCAACAACGACAGCGTAGACTGCGGCGTGGGCGCACAGACCTTCGTGATCCATGCCTTCGTGACCTTGGTCGCGCCGGGTTCGTCCAACAGGATCTGCCCCGCCACCGACAGCACCAGCGCACGAATGTCGGTGACCGCCGCGCTGTAGGTCGTGCGCGACTGCATCCCCTCAATGGTCGTGGCGACGAGAACCGGCGACTCGACCACGGGCGCACCGGCCAGTTGCGCCTGTACGGATGCCGCTGCCAGCAGCGCACGTTCCGCCGCTTCCTTCTTCGTGAACGCAACGATCAGTTGCATGACGCGGTCTTCAGCCACCTCCAGCGGCCCGAGCAGTGACTTCTCCTGCCCGTCGAGCGTCTTCTTCGCGGCGATCAGCGGAGCCTTGGCATCTTTGTAAATGCCGGTGATCCACCGACGCATATGCTGCACCTTCGCGAGGAACGCCGACGCCTCGACGCTGTCCTCCGGCGTGTGCACCACGACCTGTTCAGACAGGCTGATCAGGGCCGTCGTTTGGCTGGAGAGTTCCCGATTGGGCTTCAGGTCAAGGGTCAACGTGTCGTTCAAGGCTGGGGAGATGATCGCCATCAGTGTCCGTCCGTTTCATCAGGTTAAGGGCCAGTGTGTAGTCGGCAGGGTCGAGGTACTCGACGCTCTGTGCCAGCCGACCGTCTTTCCGCAAGTAGAGCGCGAGACGACGACGCTGTTGCGGCGGCACATCGTCGTAGAGGAGATCGTACATTGCCAATTGCAGTCCATGCCATGACGCCGGACTGCCGGTCTTCAGGTCAACGATCAGCGGCTGACCGTTCATCGTGCCGACCCGGTCGGCGGTGCCAGCGGTGTCGTGCGTCGAAGAGTATTGCGGCTGCTCGATGTGCGACCAGGTTGGGCGCATCATCTTCTGCCAGAACGTATACGAGTCGAGGAAGCCGCGCTCGGTGTCTGGCAGGACGGCCTCTCGCCCGTGGTCATACTCCGCACAGGCGAGATGCACCCGGGTGCCACGGGCGGCAGACGCTGTTGTGTAGAACTGTGCGCCAGCCCCCAACAGACCCGCTGCTGCAATGCGGGTGGTGACACTGGGAATGTCGCGGCCTTCAAACTGGTAGACATGCGTGGCCGCGTCGAAGACTACACGCCCCACAGATTCTCCTCGTCATCCCGTGTTGGGGGCTCGTAGTCTTCCCAGCCCGGATCAGGCTCCGGTGCGTCCGGGATCTCTTCAACCTCCGGTGACTCGTCCTCATCATCAGGACTCGCTAGCTTCCATGCGTCGTATCCGGGTAGATTCATTGGTGTCCTCCTCACAAAAACGAGGGGCGGCTGCCCCATCCCCGTGGGTACAGCCGCCCGTCGCCCAACCCGACTTAAAAAGGCATTGAATCGTCGCCCGTTCCGTCTCCCGCCGGAACTGGAGCGGCCTTCGCCTTTGCAGGTTGTTTCTTCGGCACGGGACGCAGACGCACCCCGCCGATGACCTTGCCGCCAAACTCAATCGTCGGATCGCAGTAGGCCACGATCTCCTGCCCGACCCAGTCATCTGTCTCGGCAGTGCCGAATGCGGCCACGCACCGGCGCGTGTTCGTGGCGTTCAGGATGAGGGGCTTGAGGCCCGAGAGGGTCAAGATCCACTTGCGCTCCATCGTGCCGTCATCGGCCTTCAACTGATCTTCGGTGCAGGAGACGACCTTGTGCGTGGAACCTTCCTCAGAGAGGGAGTCGGACTTGAGGTACTTGCCGGTGCTGATCAATGCCATGTGCTTGCTCCTTGTTGTCGTGGGTGAACGAATCGAACACCGAGAGCCTATCAAAACGCGCAGACGGGTGTCAACTGTTGCGTGAATCCCCGTAACCGTGATACCGTCACCGGCATGATTGTAGACCCCCTGATGCGCCTGCGGCTACTGGTCAAGAACCACGGCAGTCAACGAGCCGTCGCTCGACACTTGGGCGTGTCGGCGTCTCTGCTCTCGGATTGGCTACTGGGACGCCGACCCGTGCCAGATAGTCTTTTGACGAAACTGCGATTGAAGCGAGTGATCGTCTCTCTGAGACAGGCATGATCACGCAACCGGATCTGTTCGCCTCCACACTCCAGCCGGTAACACAGGAAGGCTTTGATGTGTACGACACCGAGAACCCCGCCATCTACGCCAAGCTGGCGCAGTTTGCCATCGAAGCGCAACGCGCTGGGGCCACGCACATCGGCATTGGGATGCTCTACGAGCGCCTGCGGTGGTATACCAAAGTCGAGGCGCGTGACGACACCTTTAAAGTCAACAACAACTATCGCGCTTTCTACGCCCGGAAGCTGATGCGGGACTTCCCGGCATTGGCAGGCATCTTTGAAACGCGCACATCGAAGGCGGATGTATGAAACCTGAGTACACGGTGGTCTGGAACGGCGTCGGCGATCAACGCTATTTGTTTGCAGAGCGCGACACCGTGCGTGTGCCGGTGCCGCTGGAGAAACGCGGAGCCGGATTGCGGGACATGCAGGGCATCGTGATTGCCGCGTTACGCACCGCCACGGTACCACTCAGCGCCCACACGTTGTCCGACATGACCGGCTTCGGGGTGAAGACGTGCCGCGTGATCATGGCGAGGGCCGTCCAGCATGGCCGGGCGCTTCGGGCCGGTCGTCAGCGGGAGAAGACGCGGCATTATCAACAGACCTGGGTGGCCGTTAAATGAGAAGCAAATATGGGGCGGACATTGTTGATCGTTGGTTCGATAAAGTCTATTTCACCCCTGATTGTTGGGAGTGGCTAGGATGCAAGAGCAAGAGCGGTCATGGATCGTTCAGGGTCGGATCTCGCGTAAAGGGTGCATACGTCGTGTCCTACGAGTGGTTTATTGGAACCATTCCAAGCGGATTGCATCTTGATCATTTATGCCGGAACCCTTCGTGTGTTAACCCGAAACACTTGCAACCGGTGACACAAGGCGAGAACTTGCGCAGGGCTTTGGTCGCGAGGACTCATTGCCAAAGAGGCCACCCATTTTGCGAAGGCAATGTTATCCACGCGACTAGGCATGGGAAATTAGAACGAAGTTGCAAAACTTGCCACCGAAGCGCAATGGTCGCGATTAACAACAAGTGGAACAGGATTAACCGTGAGCTTAAATCCCAGAAACAAGTACAAAGCCATTAGGACGACCATCGACGGCATCACGTTCGCCAGCAAGGCGGAAGCGCGGCGGTATGCGGAGTTACAGATCCTGCTGAAGTCGGGTGAGATTACCGACCTGAAGCTGCAACCCAAGTATCCACTGGTGTTCATCCCTAGCAAGGGCCGGGACTCGGTGAATGTCGGCAGCTACATTGCGGACTTCTGGTATCGCAAGCGCAACAAAGAGGCGGTGACCGAGGACGTGAAGGGGATGTTGACGCCGGTCTACCGGCTCAAGAAGAAGATGGTCGAGGCCATCTATAGCATCAAAATCGTCGAGGTGCGCCGATGAGATGGACGTGGATGGGGTGGATCGCTGGTGTCTCCGTGACCGCATGGGTGGTCGGCGCGGTGGTGTATGCGTCGTGGCTCAAACACGAAGCACAGAAGGCGCGTCGAGACAGTGAACGACGCAAGACGTTGGACAAGATTATTCAAGCCTCGATGCCGCCGCCAGCGGCACCAGGCATCAACAGAAAGCGAGTGTCGTGATGACGCTGTCGTGGATGAAAGACGATCACATCGACCACTGGACGCCCCAACGGGCGCAACAGGCCGAACGCGAGATGCTCATTGCCGACGGTCGGGTAATCGAACCCAATTACCTCTGGTCTGCCGTGGCACAACAGCATGAGGCGGCGGCGGCGGTGAACCGGGAACGAGCCAGTCGGGGGATTGATGAGGTATGACCTGATCGGCCAACTGCCGCACCACCAGTACGTCCATGTCGATACCGAGTTCACCCACAAGACGCCAGAGGTATCCAGTA